GTGCCATGTACTATTTTCTTTGTGAAAATAATTCCTTATGATAAACTTGAGGCACTTTCATGCTCGATTAAAAAGGATATTGGAGGTACGTTAATGAGTAACTTAGTAGAAGATAAAAATATTGTCATCATGGGCGTTGCCAGCGAACGAAGCATCGCTTGGGGTGTAACGACTTCATTACATAAAGCCGGTGCAAATTTAATTTTCACATACCGTCAAGATAGATCTTACGGTAAGCTAACAAAATTGCTCGAAAAGCATAAAATTGAAGCTAAATGGATTGTCGAATGTGATGTTGCAAGTGATGAAAGTATTACAAATGCATTTGCTACTATTAAAGACAAGGTAGGAGTCATTCACGGTGTTGTGCACTCTGTAGCTTTTGCCAATCGTGATGAGTTAAAGGGAGAATACGCAAATACGTCCAGAGAAGGATTTCTATTAGCACATGAAATTAGCGCTTTTTCATTAGTTGCTGTTACAAAAGCTGCTAAAGAGCTCATGACAGAAGGTGGCAGCATCGTCACACAAACCTATCTCGGTGCAGAAAAAGTCATTCAAAATTACAATATCATGGGCGTCGCCAAAGCTTCCCTTGAAGCAAGCGTCCGTTATCTTGCTGAAGACATGGGCAAATATGATATTCGTGTCAACGCAGTTTCTGCTGGTCCTATCCGCACATTATCCGCCAAAGGGGTTTCCGGATTTAATGAAAAACAAGGGCTTATTGAAGAAAAAGCACCTCTACGAAGAAATGTAGACCAAGATCAAGTGGGAGACGCAACATTATTTTTTATGAGCGAGCTATCACGCGGCGTAACTGGAGAAGTCCTCCATGTGGATTCTGGATATCATATTATTGGTGGCTAATAGGAAATCAAAAATATGAAAAGAGCGGAGTTTTCTTCCCCGCTTCTTTTCATATCCTATCCACTCTATTCCATCTACTTCCATCTACTTAGAAAAATAACGTACATAGTTTGAATTTCCGGTAATATATAACCCAGACTTTAACTTATACATTTTAGATCCATTTACATATAATTCATCATTTACCGTAAACACCTCTCCTTGGTGCACTATTTCGTATTTTGCGTCCCAGTCAGGAGCATTATATACCCATAAACTAGCAGTAATTACTTCTACAAAACTTGCACTTCCTGAAGGGACTCCACTAACGACTAGTACTTGTCCAGGATAAATGATGTCATCGGTAAGGTTATTTAACGCCTGTAACTTGCTAACAGTCATACTATGTGCCTGTGCAATCCCCCATAATGAGTCTCCTGCTTTAACCGTATACGTAGTCCCGCCTCCCTCTGGCTGTAATCCCAAATATGCAGCAATAGCATCTGCTAAAGCTTTTCCAGTAAGGTCCATCGTCGTATTATTGCGCATTTTGACAATATCAATGGTAGAATCCATAAATCCACCTTCAATGAGAATAGCGGGCATTATGGACTCCCGAAGCATATGAAAATTTGCCGATTTTATACCTCGATCACGTAATCCCATCGCCCCGACAATACTTGGATGAATAGCTCTTGCTAAAGCTAATCCACTAGATGACCCCGGATAGTAATACGTCTCTGTTCCTGTCCAAGAACCCCATTGCCCGGTATTCGCATTGTGATGATAGGATATTAAAATATCTGCATCAGCATTATTTGCTACATTCGTTCTTGTCGTTAACGGCACATCTGTATCTCCTGTAGGATCGTCCATCCGTATAACAGTGGTATTCGCATACCTATTTAAATACTTGATAGCCGCAGACACAACTTTATTATTAAATGTCCACTCCCTTTCTCCAGCAGGGCTTCGTTTACCCGGCGTATGCATTCCATGCCCAGCACCAATAGCGATTTTTGCCATTGTAAATTCCTCCTTTTAATATAATGTATTAAAAAGACAGCTTGCCCGATTGGACTAGCCGTCTGTCTATTTGGTAAGGTTTGACCTTTGTAGCACTTCTTTTTGTTGCCTTCCCCTAAGCGTAATATAATTATTTTTAAACCATGTCCACACAGAGACTATAAATGTAACTCCATAAGCAATAACTTCCTCTTCTAACAATGGTATAGGCTGTAAATTGTAATTTACTAAAAACGCATTGATCCAAACTATCGCTAACGCTATTGTTCTAACCACCGTACCTTTATCCATACGTTTACCTCCCTTTCGTTTAAATATATTGTCCAATCAAAATTAACAGTGTAATAAAAGCAAAAAGCCACCCACCCCAAAGGCGGATAGCTTCCAACACCGTAAATTTTCCTTCTGTTTTTGCTTCCATTCTCTCTACCTTTTCTTTCACAACCCCTAGCTCTTCGCGTAAACCATTATATTTCTTAATCATATTTCGTGTCTCTTGCATCTCATGTCGCAAATCTTTAAACTCACCTTGAATAGCCGCAATTTGCTCAAATAATTCTTTATTTGTGTACCATTGAGACATAATTACCTCCTTTCATGATGCAGTAAATATAAAGAAACACCTCGTTTGAGATGCTTTAAAAGCTTCTTTCCATTCTTTTTATTTATTGGCTTTAAGTTCTGCAACTTCTTTTTCTAATGTTTCAACTCTATTTAATAATACCTGGGCAACTTTAGCTACAATTGCATTCATAGACCCTGTATCAAAAGAGTAAAATTCACTCTCGTCTTCTTTTATCACTTCCAATAGTTCTTCTGGAGCGGTTTCAGGAATCAAAACACCATATGATGTTTTATCATCAACCTCCAACTCATCTCCCATATCGTATACATTATTATAAGTTTTATAACTTGCACTCTCTAAAATTCCTTTTGCATCATAAAATGTTAAATCTTCAATGTTTCTATATCTTCTCTCAATTGGTTGCATTGTAGTACACTCCTTTTAAATTATTTATTTTCTCACTTACTCAATTCAAAAAAGGAACACTTTACCTTAAAAGCGAAAAAACAACGCCTATTCAGCGTTTTCCTTTTCCTGCTGTGTATTTGCCTTTAACTCATTGATTTCTTCTTGCTGTGCAGTAATTATTGCCTCGTGATAGGCTTTTTCTTGTGACAGCTGTGCAACTTGATTACTTAATGCATTCACTACATATTGTAAATTAACTTCTTGTTCCATTTTACACTCACCCTTTTAAATTTTTCTCCAATTCATTAACTCGTCTAACTAAATCCTTTGTAACGTTAAGATTGTGGGATATCATTGCATATAGCCTTACAGCTGTTCCCTCTTCACTTAAAATTTCGTCAGGTGCTTCATCTGATACGACTCCATAGCTTTTGAAGGTGTCTATATGACAGACCTTACCATCTTGGTCCTTTCTAATATAGTTATATTTACGCATTCTTAATGCATCTAGAATACGATATGATTCACCAATCGGTAAATCTTGAATATTTCTTTTTTGACTGCGCGTCGATGTTTCATTAATATGAACTGCATTGATTTTCCACAAGTGATAATGTGCTGTTCCTACATAGCCCCAAGCGTTAGTATCAGGTTCAAGACAAGGGTTCTCATGTCCATCTATAGTAGTACGTCCTCGCATTTTAAAATAATGTTTTTGAAAACCATTACTTCGTTCATTTTTCATCACGAACCTGTGCTCTCGCGCATAATAAATCGTATTCATTTTATAATGCGTCCGCAATTCCATTCCTACGCCGTCTGCGCCACTTCCGATGACAAACGTATCATTTACGTTCATTCCTATTCCTGCTGACTTGCTCCCACTGCCTCCAAAGAAGCGAATTGTACTAGGGTCTGATTGCCCTTTTCCTCCTATATCACGGACTCCGATATGAATACGCACATTTCCTTTATTATCAATTGACTCGAATCCTGCATCATCAAGCTGTATGGCCTGTGTCCCATTTTTAACACGTATTAGTACCTTATTTGCATCTATAATACCTGAACTTATTTTGTCAGCACTTAAGCTAGAGATCATTGCATTTGTTACTCTTACGTTGGCTATCTTAGCAAAATCTATTTTGGCGTTACCTGCAATAAGGTCATTGGTAATTACGCCATCCTTAATATAAACTTTCCCGTTTCTAACGACTAAATCACCATCGATGGAAACGCGTTGTGCGTTAATTTTAATCTGTTCGGGGGATTGATTAATACTGGACACTACACCATTCTTGCTTACTTTTGACTCAATACGGTCAGCGTGTTGTTTAATAGTTGATTCTGCTGTACTAACACGCATGGTCATATTATCCATGTCTTTGTTATAAGTAGTTTCCGTTACCTTCCCCTCGATCAAGTCCGCTTGCTGTTTAAACGTGGAGTTAGCCGTACTTTTAAACTTTTCGTAGTCGGTTTTTATTGCCGAAAAATTTTGCTCAACACCTTTTGCTGTTTGCTCAATTTCCGATGCGTAGTGTTCAACAGATTCGATTTTTCTATCGGTGTCTTCGGGTGCTGGCGTCCAATCGGTTGCCTTGTTACCTTTTTCTAATTTTATATTCCTAACATGTATTACACTACCTGTTTGGTCAACGTTATCTCCGTACTCTAGAGCTTTTATAATTAGTAGACTTTTACTCTGCACCTCTCTATCTGGTATTTTCATAGTTGTTTTAATGCGTACCCACTTGCCATTTGTTTCAGGTACAGTAGTAGCAGGAGAATGTCTTTGTTTACCTGGGCTTCTAGTATCAAACGACATCAAAGCATGGGAGTTAGTAAATTCAGCTTTTACATCCATGGATAACGTGAACTCTTCACCTATTGATTTATAAAAGTTTTCGTCAGTTATATGGTCTTCTATAAATGTGTAAGCGTTCCAATAACGAGTATCATTTCCAATTATTTCGATTGTTGTTATACCATCTTTAAACGACTGCCTTACGTTCTCTCTACGGTCAGACCCCGATAGAAATATTTTTTGGCTATTTTTTAATAAATTCCTTCCGCCAACCTGAATATTATTGATTTTAGCTTCAAAATCCTCAGGCGCAGGTGTCCAGTCTGTGGCTTTATTGCCTTTTTCAATTTTTAAAGAGTGGAATTGAATTTCATTATCCCTTTTAAAATCGGAAATCCAAAAATGCATATTATAGTTATCTGCGTTTTCGTTAGTTACCTCATATACACATTCAAATTTAAACCAGTTTGTTGTTATTTTACTTATATTTCTAGATATCATTTTAGAACTATTCCCTAAAACTCTCACATTAAATTCTCTGTTCCCTTTGATATAACCAGAAAACATATATCTTTCTCCAAATGATGTAGCCTTAGGAGCTCTAGATTTAATAGGTAAATAGATAACACCTTCATTCGCTTCACTATCATTGTCTCTAGTAGCTTTAAATGTAGCTACATATCCTGATGGCACAGTTGCATCTTCTGTAATATTTTTTGTTGTGGAAATTTTATAAGGAGATAACGGATATTTGGCACTATCAAGAATAAAATTCCTTCCACCAACCTCTATCTTACCCAGCTCGCCTTTAACATAAGTTGCATCGACTTTACTTCTAATCATATCCGCCTGTTGTTCGATACTAGATTTATTACTGTTGATGTCGGTAATTATACCTTGCTTATCGGTGTTGTAAGTGGTGTTATCAACCTTGCTTGCTATGCCCTCAGCGTTAATCTGTATGGCAGCACTATTTTTATTTATTGTCGTTTCAAGTGTGTCTTTGTCTTGTTGATATTGCGTATTATCAACTTTAGCAGTAATATCTGTTTCTGTTTGACTAATACGAGATTCATGATTTTCCAGATCTGTAACGATGCCATCTTTGTCGGTCTCGTAAGTTGTTTTGGATACCACATTATCAAACTTATTATCTAATTGCTCTACCGTATAAACATCCGCTTTATTCGCTTTTGCAACTAGCCGACCATTCACCCATTCAGCATCTACTTTATTCGCCAAATCCGTAACCAATTGACCGACTTGTTCTTGATAATCTGCTATAGAAATGGCGCCTACATCTGCTGCATTTTTAGGTGCTAATGGCTTCCATGATTCGCTTTCTTCATCCCAATGATAGAGAATATTAGGGTTTTCACTTGTGTTTAACCAGTACTTATATTCACTTGGACTAGGATACTCTTCCCCTTTATAAATCCCGTATTCGATAAAGTCTGGGACAATTTCCTCTAAATCTGACAAATGTAATTGTACCGTTGAAGCACTAACCTGTTCGGAGTACTCGCTTGCTGTTCCATGTGTGTTCACGGCTCTTACTCGAAAATACCATTTTTCGTCTGTATCAGCATCAAAGTTATATGCGCCTACTTTGCCACGGAAAACAAGATTTGTAGAATCTGGGACAAACCCGTTTATTTGACTTGCATAAATCTCGTAAGCTGCTATCGCATAGGTGGATTCAAATGTCCATGACAGCATAATCTTTTTAAATAACCCTGTTGCGGAAACATCTTGTGGCGTATCAGGAACAATATCAGGAAATCTTCCATCCGTAATTGGTCCACCACCAGCATCCCAACTTGCGCTATCCTCTTTTACTTTATCAATGACCCAATCCATATCACGCTCATCTGGATGTAAGTCTAATATATTTCCTAAGACAAGGCTCCCGTCTCTCGGGTTGCCAATATCATATTTCCAAGACATAATTCTTGCTTCCACTAACACCATCGGCTTCATATCTTTGTCCCTAGCAATGCCTGTATCACCTAAGAATACGTGTTCATGTTCGTAATCTGCTATACCATAAAATGTAATGATATCCATTTCGTATTGAACCTTTGGAGCTTTTTCAGTTTGAACTGCCTCCCATGTCTTTACGAGTAGCTTTTCGGGATCTTCCCCGTCATTATCTTCAAATAAGCCAAATCGATGCATGAGCTCACCTGTTTCATGATTGAACACCCCATGGGTTTCCAGTGCTACCGAATCACCAACCCACGCTTGCCCCTTTGGTTTATCCGTGGGATCGCCCTTTTCTTTTACCCACTCTACGTCACGAAAAGTCACTTTCCCAGCGCCTTCCTCACCGGATTGTAAGGATTTCCCTTGACCATATAAAGCTGTTTTCGGATAATATAGAACCGTCCTCGTCAAATTCTTTATATCCTTATCCATTTCAAAACGTTTTCCGGTATCTGAGCCTTTACGCTGAACAATATCAATATAGCGACCGGTTATTTTGTTTCCCGCTACCTCGATGCGATCTACAATTTCACCGCCCCAACGTGATGTTAGCTTTCCTAAACAATCGTAGGCATTTTGATAGGAAAAGCTGATGTCATATAACCCTAAATCAGCTACATTACCGACTTTCCAGCGGGAATACTGTAAAATAATACCTAGCACAGCTTCAGCGGATTTATTTACCGTTTCACCATCCGTCACAATAACATCTGTTAATTCTTGCATCGCCGGCATACATTGGATGACCTTTTCCGGAGCTTCTCCGTCGATATCATCCACTTCACGAATGGTAAATAAACGAAGGTTTCCTTTTAAATCCTTAAACGCAACTTGGTTTCCACCTACGAAATAGGCAGCATCCTTATCGGACATAGGAAAAGTAATCGAAAAAGAGACGGGCTTTTCAACCGTCTCTTCAAAAATGGCCTCCACATAGTGGTTAGTGATGGCTAATAGCTCATCATACTTATTAAAAATGAAAATCCTTTCTTTCATCTCTACAACCACCTTTCCGTATACGTTACTTCTAATTGCATGGCAGGAATTGTTTTTATTTCATTTTTCCCTGGTCTTAATTGAAAGAAATCTGCATAGACAAGATCAATAGCCTCCATTTGTAACTGCCCATTAATCCATACCTTTTGTTTTGAAAAATCTACCGTCACCACATCATTCACTTTAAATGGATGGTGCAGGCGTAATTTTTCATCAGCTAAGCTGTATTCTACATACGGTATTCCTTCTTTTAAAACAGATGTAATCATAGGCGACGCGGGAGCGGTTCCATTCACATATACTTCATTTTTTTGTGCCATCTCGATCCAACGCATTATGCTTCACCCTCAGGCGGTGTTCCTTGTTGAGCTTCTAGCGCTGTGATCCTCTCTTTAATCACTTCTATTTCATTTAAAATTGCTGTAATATTCGCTTGATTTTCTTGTCCAACCGTTGCATTATTGCCAATACTTTCGTGAATCGATAAAATATCTTCGCCTAACGCTGTGATATCTGCTTTATTTTCCGTTATACTTCCCGTGTTCAGTTCAATACTTTCTCCGTGTTTCTCTAGCGATTTTTGATGGTTGGTTACTTTTGCATCCATCGCTGTTACATCGTTTTGTAATGTCGTCACATGTTCATGCACGTCATTTAAACTCGTTTGTAAAGCTTCATCCTTATTTTGTAGCCGTTCTACTTCTGCATCAATTTTATCTGCATTTTGCGCAAAGTTAGCAATAGAAACATCAATTTTATCTGTTATTTCTGGCTTTACCAATTGCAAATTTGGTGTACTAGTTGCCAATAAAATCACCCCACTTGTTATTTTTGTATGCTTCCCACGTATATTTTTTCAACGCAATCGATTTGTATGTTTCCCCGTATTTAAAAGGATCGGAGCATAAAAACACGAGCTCAGCTACTATGCTATTCGCCGTTTCTTCTGGAACATCATTTGCCGATAAAGTCGCATAAAAAAAAGCCGCTTCATCGGTAAAAGCTAACTTCTTTTGTGATTCTTGCAATAAATTATTTAGTTGGTTGTACCGCTTTCTGAACCCTTCCTTTGTTTGATCGGTTAGCTTATATTTGACCGTAATTTCTTTCGCATTCCATGTCGGTTCATTTGCTTCTAACACCCCGTGCATTCCTGGTACGTCCACTGTCGAAATTCGTTGTTCCAGATTGCTTCTCCCAGAAATGACCAATGTGGTAAAATCCCCTGATTGATCAGATAAGTCATGATCTAAATTAACTCCATTAAATATCGTCTGCAATCGCGAGGCTCTTTCACTGTTGTCATCCGCTTCCTTCGTTACTGTATCTACAAACGTATACATCCTACACCTCCTACCAACTCTGCTGTCTTGTTAGATTGGATTTTCTTGTTTGTGCATTCGTAATATCTTCTACAAACGCACTAAATTGCTGCTTGCCAATAGAAACATGGACTACTGCAGGCTGTTTTTGTGCGCTCCATTCATTTAAAAACGGTTGCGATGGTTGAACGTTCACTGCTTGATGAAGACTACGAACCTCTCCAGCTATACGTGGTAATGTAAACTGCGGGTTAAAGGAATCCTGTACTTGATCCGATACCGCACTTGCTGCAGTAACAACATTTTTTGCCATTTGCTGAATCCCCATAGCAAATCCCGCCATCGTGTCATCGCCAATATCTCGAAATAAACGGGATGGTGATTTAATGCCTAAAAATTTCAACACACCACCGACAGCATCTTTGGCAGCATTTAACACAGCATCGCCTACCTTAGAAGCATTATCTGCAATACCTTGTATCAAGCCCATAATTAAATCTTTTCCTGCTGACACCATGTTGCTAGCAAACTCCATTACCTTTCCAGGCATTTTACCAATTTGCGTTCCTACTTCTGTTACAGCTTCGGTGAGCTTTGATCGTATCGCTTGAAACACTTCCTGGAATTTTTGTCGCACTGCAGTTACAATCGCCTGTGCTTTTTCTACAGCGCTCGATACCATCGTTAAAAATCCTTGTACGACAGCATCTTTCGCACTACCAATTAAGGAAGCAATGGTTTCCTTCACTTGCGTAAATTTTGTTTTTATCGTTTGCCAAATGGTACTAGTCATGGTGGAAACAAATTCCTTCATTATATTCCAGATGTTCATAAACGTGGACTTAATCGTTTCCCAGGCCCCAGACCAATCTCCAGTAATTAGTTGCATCACTGTTCGAATAATGCCCATCACTAACTCCATAGCTATTTTTATCGTTGTTTTTATGATGTTCCAAACTAATTTAATTTGTGTTGAAATGAGTGTCCAAGCCGCGATTAAAAATGGCTTTATGATATTCATCACTGTCATAATAACCGTCTTAATTGCTCCCCAGACAGATTGGAATATTTGTAAAAGCAATGCCTGGTTTTCCGTCCACCACGTTGTCAATGATCCCCAAAGTGTCATAACAAACGTGACAATTTCCTGAACCACCGGCATCATAAATGCACGGATCGATTCCCACACACTCATGACAATATCTCGAAACGTTTGACTATTCGTCCATAAATAAGCAAACCCTACCGCCAGTAAAGTCACTAACGTTATTATTAAGGCGAGGGGATTGGCAGCTAAAATAGAAAATAAGCTCATGACTCCTTCCTTCAATGCCAACATAGTTGGTAAAAAATTCGTCATCACGGAATTAATTGTTTCAAACAAAACAGGCATACCGCTTAATATCCCCATAAACGGGTCTAGTACAGCCTGAACTTGAGCAATTCCTTCTGTCATTCCTGGGATAAACCCTAACGATTCCTGCATTTCTCCCAGCTTCGTAACGACAGGGTCTACCTTCTCTTGCAACGTTTTAAACGCATCCCCGGCTTCATTTAATCCTTCTGCTTGTACTTTAAAGCCTTGCATAAACCGCCCCGGCTCATTCGATCCTTCCGCCATAAGGCACCTCCTTTTCCGTATTCACCTGTTTAGCAATAGCTGCTAAACGTTTCATTTTATCACTCACCCGCTTAGGCTTGGTTACTTCCTTCAAATGTTTTTCATAATCAAAGAAATCTTTAAATCGCTTGTAAATAGGTACTTGCTTTTTACCTTGTTCTTTTGTTAGTGTGACTTGGTGATTAATCCATGCTTGCTTATACATCTTGTATTCCTTATCTACTTGCTGCAATCGAAATGCACGTATTCGTAAAGCATACTCCCCTAACGTGAGCACTTCAATATCTTTCAGTTTTGTAAACGCTAAAAAGCGGAAACAGTTAATAATGATATCCTCATATGCTTCTTTTGAGGTTATGCTTTCTTGTGATTGGTTGTTGCTTGCATTTGTTTGATCGTGTCCTTCATGACTGGTGACTTCCCCAATGCATCCTTTAACGCTGTAAATAATTCCTCAAGCCCGTCATTTTCTAAAGCATACTGTTCAATAGCTTTTTCGATTTGACTGTTACTTGGGGTTGTATCCAAATAGGAAATAGCTGCTCTAATAACCGCATGAATAGCAACTGGATTCCATTGCTGCAAATTCATAAACGCCATGTTCACACCCATTCCAAATTTCATCCCTTGATAATCCACTTCATACACTTTGTCCAGTTCACGAATAAATTTTATACCAAATTTCAATTCATACACTTTTTCATTAATAGTAAATTCCATGTCTCTTCAACCTCCAAAATTTAAATATAGTAACCAATGAATATAGCTGTATTCATTGGTTACTTGAACTAAGGCTCGGGGCGCCCGGTTAGCAACGTAGCGAGTGGAACGAAACGACTAAAGTTTTAGGAATCATGGTGAGACGGTGTTGACGAACCATTGATGACTTATCGTAAGGCGATTCGTGAAGTCGCCTAGTTGCTGGGCGCTGGAGCCGGACGTGGCTAAATAACTTAGTTAGTTTATCCACAGCTGCAAAATTTTATAATTTCCTAGACAACAAAAAACTTGGCTTGTCACCAATTTCTTACGGTGGAAGCCGTAGTTTTACTTACTATAAACCCTTAAAACTCTAAACATTTATATAGTGTAAAAAATCGTCAGCTTATTCTTACCCACGATAATTACATACTTATTTCTCACATAAAATTTTTACGTCAATTCATCATGCAAATTTTATACAAGATCGATTACATTTACATAAATAGGATCAGCAAGATTTATTAACCCTCAACAGGAGCTTCCGCTTTTGTATCTTGGAATGCATATTGAACTGCTGCTTGCTGCTCCTCTGTGAGTGTTGCTTCACCAAATTGTGGCTCCAGTTCTACGGTGAAGTTAGCTGAAATGGCAGCATTTTCTTCTGCACTAGCTGGATCTTCCCATGAATCTAAATAGCCTTGAGCATAAATAGCTGGAAATTTATTGTCAGCTGTTTTTAGTTCTTCATCTACAGTTACTTCCCATAACTCCAGCTTTTGTCCATGAATGACTGACTGTCGAAGCATGTTTGCAACTGGATCATCCATTGCTTGAATAGCTTCAATAGCCACTTCTGATTCCAATCCTCCGACATTAATGAGAGAACCGTCTTTCGTAATAATTCTTTCTAATTCACGAGAATAACTAAACGTATGCTCGGTTTGAAATACTAATTTAGCTGCTTCTTCTCCTTGATTCTCCAATAAACGGAATAATAAAATCTTGTTTTTACCTGCTTGCATTTTCTTTTGTGTATCTGTCATTTTCATGACCTCCTAATTATAATTTTTGATTGCTTATGCTATGGACCGACTGCAACGAAACAACTTATTTATCTCCTATACCATTTGCGAACACCTCCTTAAAGCAAACTAAAAAAGCCTTACATACCGTTCATCATGTGGGGAAGAAGACTTCTTAGATAAACGTGGCTTCCCGCCAAATCTTGATGGCGGAAAAACGTGCTTCTATTTTATTTAGTTTAACGTCATTTCGGACAATTTCCCTAAATTCAAACATCCGAATCAATTGCACATTAATCATTTTTAGATCGTATGTTCGGTAAACCTAGTATACAATAGCTTGTTTTGTGTTGTCATCTACTGAGAAGACTGTGTAAACTGTAACATCCTATCTACAATCGTCTCTTTTATCTTATAGATATGTTTTCTGGAAAGACCCATATGTTTACTAATTGCACTTATTGTCATACCATCCAGCATACATTCTAAAACAGCAATTTCTCTCGGTTCCTCTATTGCAGATAATCTTCCTTGAATAAACAATACCTTTTTCTCTAATTTAGCTAACCAACTGCTTTTTTTATCTCGTCGTATAACTTCTTTACCAACAGGGTCATTTATGGCTCCCTTTGCTCTCGGTAACGTAGCTTCCACTCCTGATGCTGCAACAAGTTTCGAGCCGATATCTTCTTCCAACATCATTCGTTGACGCTTTATTTCTCTAATCATCCAGCTATAATCTTTTATTGCTCTCTCTAACTGTTCCTTGTTCATGAAAACCAGCCCCCTTGCTAAATAATTCCTCTACGTATCTACTTCTTATTATTGGAGCCAAAACACCTGCCCTTTGGTCTTTTCGGTATTCACTTATCACCCATCGAATACAATTTTGTTCATCAAATGACATGTTTTTCTGTTTCATTCCTTCCCTCCTTGTATTCCATAATTTAACTAAAGAACATTTGTTCCTATCATACATTTCTAAAACAGAAATGTCAAATTGTGTTCTTGCTATTTAAGAAATTATTGTTTGTTAACTCGTTTAAATAATGGTATGATGAAATTGCTTAGAAAAAATTGGCTTATCGAAAAAATCTAGTCTTTCTTATACGATAAACCTTAGAAATAAAAAAACTTTCCATAAATTAGAATTTTATTTTCATGGTAGATAATTCGTCCGATGCGAGTGATGATCGTTTCCTATCATGCAAAAATTGAAAGTGGTGTTGGCATTGAATGTGGGTAAGAGAATTGTTCAATTGAGAGAGAGACAAGGTTGGAGTCAGCGCGATCTTGCGAAACAATTAGACATAAACGTTAGTGTGATGAATCGGATCGAATCGGGAGAAAGACCGATAAAAGACCATGAATTAGATAAGCTTGCTACTGCTTTGCAAGTTACTTCTGATTATTTACTAGGACGATCTAATAATCCGAATTTAACAGAAGAGGAAGCGTTTGTAGCTTTTCGTAATGACCCTTCCCTAGAAAGATGGTATAAAGAATTACCAAACAATAAAGAAGAAGATCTTAAACGACTGAAGAGGATATGGGAAGCTTTTAAAGAAGAAGAATAA